TAGAACCAGATGGAAAGATTATAGAGATAGGATCTTTTCTTGGTAGGTCAACACATTACTTAGCTACATCATTATTTAATGCTAATAAAATAGACGTGCAAGTTTATTGCATTGATACATTTGAAGGATCATCAGAACACGCAAATATAAAATTACCCAAAGACTTCAGTAACATATTTAGAGATAATTTAAGATTTTTTATAGGCAGAGATATGGTTTTACCGATACAAGGTAGATCAGACGATCCTGAGATACTTGAAAGATTCGAAGAAGCATCAGTAGATTTTATCATGGTAGATGGTGCACATGAGTATGATGCAGTAAAAGATGATATTCTTAATTGGTGGCCAAAGCTTAAACCGAACGGCGTGATGTTTGGAGATGATTATAATTTAAAATCAGTTGAACTCGCAGTTAAAGAAGGACTAGGTGGATGTGGGCACAGATCATATGGAGTAAATAAGGGTTTTGAACAAACATGGTATTGTAGTAAAGATGAGGAAAACCAACAATATGAAAAACAAATACCAGGGGTCAATACACTAATATGAGTGATGCATTTATAATTTTTAATTTTCAAAAAGAGATAAAAAAACTTAAAGAAGGTTTAGTAGAATCTTTAGGACAAGGGGTTGAAAATTTTGAAGAATATAAGTATATTCTTGGTAAACTACATATGCTTGACATATGCCAACAGGAACTTTCTCGCCTGCTGGAAAAACAGGAGAAACTAGATGACTAAAACGTTATATGTACCAGATCATATAAAAGCAAAATTTGATAATCCAAAAAAGGCTGCAAAGCCAGATAAAAAAGAATTAGACAAACTTCCTAAACCTGTTGGTTGGCGTATATTAGTATTACCTTTTAAAGCTAAGGATAAAACTAAGGGTGGTATTTTGTTAACTGACAAAACTATGGAGGAGTCACAATTGACTGCAACTGTTGCAATGGTATTAGCTGTTGGTGACGATGCATATCAAGATAAAGAAAAGTTTCCTAATGGACCTTGGTGTAAACAAGGCGATTGGGTCGTGTTTGGCAGATACGCTGGTTCAAGGATCAGAATAGATGGAGGAGAGGTTAGGTTGTTAAATGATGACGAAATACTCGGCACAGTTGATGACCCAGCAGATATATTAACAATACTATAACATGGAGGAACCATGCAAACAGAACTTAAAACTGCAAAAGACGATAAGCTAGTAGACCTAGATACATCAGGCGAAGGCGCAGAAGTCGAGCTAGAGGATAAGTCACACGGCACAGTCAAACCAGATAAATATGAAGAAGTAAAAACAGAAGAGAAAGAACCATTAACTCCTCAGGTTGAGGTCCAAGATCAATCTGATGAAATGGATCAATACTCAGATAAAGTTAAAAAACGAATTGATAAACTAACTTATAAAGTCAGAGAAGCAGAAAGAGAAAAAGAAGCCGCACTTCAATTTGCGCAAAACGTGCAAAAAGAATTAGCAGAGGCAAAGACTAAAGCTTTTGACATTGATAAAGGCTACATGTCAGAAAGTGAAGTGAGAAATAAAATGGCAGCAGACCTTGCTCGTCAAACTTTAATCGCTGCTAGAGAATCAGGAGATTACGCTAAGGAAGAAGAAGCAAGACAAGCTTTGACTAAATTAGATTTAGAGTCTGAAAGAATCAGAGTCACTAAAAACAAAAAGGAGCAGGAATATGAAGAGTTCCAAAAGAAAATGGAGCAAGAGCAGCAAACCTATACACAACCCACTGCTCAAAGAGCTCAGCCTTCACAGAAAGCTATTGAATGGGCTGAAAAAAATACTTGGTTTAGGTCAGACGCAGAAATGACAGATGCCGCTCAAAGAATACATAGAGGTTTAGTGGCGGAAGGATTTGACACAGAATCAGATGATTACTATAATGAGTTGACTCAGAGAGTCAAAAACAAGTTTCCAGAGTCCTTTAAGGATGAGGATCAGGCTACCAGAAGCGCTAAAATCGCCCAACCAGTCGCTTCTGCATCAAGGTCTGCAACCAGTGGGCGCAAATCTGTTAGGTTGACACCTAGTCAGGTAAAAATAGCAAACAAACTTGGAGTTCCTCTAAGTGAGTATGCTAAGTACGTTTAGGAGGTACACATGACAGATAAAAAAACACCAAGAAGTGCACAAACAAGGGTAACCGAGGAACGTAGAAAACCTTGGGCACCACCGTCTCAATTAGACGCACCACCATGTCCTGATGGATATAAGCAACGATGGCTTCGTCTTCGTGTAAATGGGGCAGATGATACTAAAAATATCAATGCCAGACTCAGAGAAGGCTGGGAGTTAGTGAGAGCTGACGAACATACCGAAGGTGTCTACTCTGCTTACAACGGAGGTATCAAAGCTTATGAGGGTGTCATCAGTGTGGGTGACTTGCTATTGGCAAGAATGCCAGTGGAAACTGTAAACGAGCGAAATGATTATTTTAAGAAAAAAATTAATCAACAAACTGAAGCTTGGGAACAAGATCCTCTGCGAGAACAACATCCTAGTATGCCTATTAATGTTGATAGGCAGAGCAAAGTGACTTTTGGTGGTCCTAAAAAAACCGACTAAGTCACACACTAAAACAAAGGAGATGAACTATGGCAAATCAAGCTGGATTTTACGGATTTCGTCCCGTTAAAATGCTGGGTAGTGCTTACAATGGTCAAGGCCAGACTGAGTACACAATCGGCAATAACGAGGGATCCGCAATCTATCAAGGCGATCCTGTTATCCTAGCGGCTAACGGGAGCATCGATGTTGGTTCTTCTGCTGGTGCTGAAATCTTAGGTATTTTTAATGGTTGCTTTTACACAGACCCAACAACTGGTAAGCCCACCTTTTCTAATCATTACCCAGGCAGCATTGCAGCAGCCGATATCGTGGCAAATGTCATCGATGACCCAGATGTAGTATTTGAGGTAAAAGTCGATGATGCGAACGGCGGACTTGCACAAGTAGGAACTAACTGTAACATCGCAACATATACCGCAGGATCAGATATTGACGGTATTTCAAATGTTGTTATTGATGGCGGTTCTTTCACTACAAATGCGGGAGCCAATTTTAGGGTAGTAGGACTTTCAACAGATCCTGAAAACAGTGATTATTCTGCAGCAAATGCAGCAATTCAAGTCAAGATCAACCTACACTCATTAAGAGACACAACAGGCGTATAGGAGGTTAAACTATGGCTATATCTAGAAGTCAACTCGTTAAAGAGTTAGAGCCGGGTTTAAATGCACTATTTGGCCTGGAGTACGGACGTTATGATGCTGAGCACACCGAAATATTTGAGACAGAAAACTCTGATCGTGCATTCGAAGAAGAGGTAATGTTATCAGGTTTTGGTAATGCAAGAGTGAAGTCTGAAGGCGGATCAATCATTTATGATAACGCTACAGAAACATTCACAGCTCGATACACACATGAAACAATTGCACTTGGTTTTGCAATCACTGAAGAAGCTGTCGAAGATAATCTTTATGACAGAATCTCAGCAAGATATACAAGAGCACTTGCACGTTCCATGGCAAACACAAAGCAGGTAAAAGCGGCTAACGTATTAAATAATGCGTTTGATCCAAACTTTACAGGCGGCGATGGTAAAGAGCTCTGTGCTACTGATCACCCACTTGTAGCAGGTACGCTATCCAA